TTATCGCGTCGTGGCGGCGTAAAGCGCGATAGCCGCCGCGTTGGATACGTTCAGGCTCTCCATGCGCGGGCTGATCGGCAATTTGGCGATGATGTCGCAATGGGCGATCGTATTGTGGCGCAGCCCTTCGCCCTCGGCGCCCAGCACCAGCGCGACACGCGATTCGCCGATCGCCTCGCCCAGCGTGGCGTTGGCATCGCCGTCCAGCCCGATGCGCCAATAGCCCGCTTCGGCAATTTCTTCGAGCGCGCGCGCCAGATTGACCACGCGGACCCATGGTACGCTTTCCAGCGCCCCCGATGCCGCACGCGCCAGCACACCCGATTCGGGCGGCGCATGCCGGTCCTGCGTCACGATGCACAGCGCGTCGAACGCGGCGGCGGAGCGCAGGATCGCGCCCACATTATGCGGGTCCGTCACCTGGTCCAGCACCAGGATCGGCCGCTTGTCATCCTGCCCCTGTTCCAGAATCTCGCCCAGCCAGACATCGTCCAGCGGCTCGACTTCGGCGACGATGCCCTGATGCGGCGCGTCGGACGGCACCATCCGGCCCATGTCGGCGACATCGGAATAGACGATCGGCAGCACCGGCGGCAGGTCGAGTTGGTTCAGCGCTTCGCGCGTGCCCCAGATTTTGCGCACGATGCGGTCGGGATTGGCAAGGGCCGCGATGACGGCGTGACGTCCATAGAAGCGCGGGAAGGCACTCTTGGGCTTGGTGGAGCGATTGGGCTTTTTCATGATTTTGCTCTTTTCACATCACCCCATTGACAGGCAAGCCTCCTTTCGCCATTGAGCCGCCTCCAGCGCGGCGGGGAACGAAAATTCCTCACCGGGTAGGGCACTGGACAGGTGGCCGAGTGGTTAAAGGCAGCAGACTGTAAATCTGCCCGGGTTTCCCGTACGCTGGTTCGAATCCAGCCCTGTCCACCACGCTCTCATATCGAGGCGTGCCGATCAGTGCCAAAAGGCCATAAAATCCGGGGTATTCCTCGATTTGGCCTTGCCATGCGTTGCCATCCCATACCATCTAAGGCCGGACCCGTTGGGGGTAGTGCTGGGGTATATCCTCAGCGTTCTGGGGGTATTGGGATTTGCTCACCGATACGCAGTGCAGAAAGGCGAAGGCGGCCGACAAGCCACTGAAGCTGTTCGACGGGCGCGGTCTGTTTCTTCACGTGGCGGTCAGCGGCGTCAAGTCGTGGCGCCTGAAGTATCGCTTCGCGGACAAGGAGAAGCTGCTCACCCTCGGCCGCTATCCCGAATCATCTTTGGCGCAGGCGCGAGAATCTTGCATCGAGGCGCGTCGCTTGCTGGAGCAGGGGATCGATCCGGGAATCGAGAAGAAGCAGAAGGCTGCGGCACTGAAGGCGGACGCGGCCGCCACCTTTCAGGTGATGGCGCTCCAGTGGCACGGCGAGATGGCGCCGACCTGGAGCGGTCACTACGCGAAGACGGTGATGAATGCGCTGAAGCGAGATCTATTTCCGGAGTTCGGCGCGCTTCCGATCGGCGCGATCACGCGGCCGATGGTGCTGCAGCGCCTGAAGGCAATCGAGGGTCGCGGCGCGATCGAGACTGCAAAGCGGGCGCGCCAGCAACTGGCCGACATATTCGAGTATGCGATCGGCGAGGGGCACAATATCGAGAACCCGGCCGCCGGAAAATTCTCGCTGAAGCCCCTTATCCAGAAAGAGATGCCGGCGCTCACCACGATCGCGGCGCTACGCTCCATGCTCTGGACGGTGGAACAGTCGCGGGCGCGACCGGTGACGAAGCTGGCTTCGCGGATGATTGCACTGACGGCAGTGCGGCCCGGCGTCGTCCAGTCGCTGCCCTGGATCGAGCTGGACAATCTCGATCGGGAAAATCCGGTGTGGATCATCCCGGCCACGCGAATGAAGCTGTCGCAGGAGCGCAAGCAGGAAGAGGCCTACGACCATTATGTGCCGCTAGCTACGCAGACGATGGAGCTGTTGGCCTCGCTGCGGATCCTGACCGGCCGGGGACCGCTGGCCTTTCCGCAGAGTCGATCGACGCGCAAGCCAATGAGCGACGCCACGATCTCGAAAATGTATCGGGACTGCGGGTTCACGGGCCAGCATGTCCCGCATGGCTGGCGATCGTCCTTCAGCACGATCATGAACGAGCTCGCGTCGCACCGCGACCGGCCGGAAGATCGCGCCATCATCGATCTCATGCTGGCCCATCGGCCGCGCGGTACCGAATCGATCTACAATCGCGCGGTCTATATGCCACGCCGGCGCGCGATCGCGCAGGAGTGGGCCGACATGCTTCTGGAGGGCTTCCCGCCCGTCTCGTCGCTGCTGATCGTTCGGGCGCCCTGACACGCACGGCGGCGCGCGCATGAGCGGCGCCGACGCACGCGCGATAGCGCGCGAAACCCGCAAGCTGCTGAAAGGCGCGGGCGCTGCCCTAGGCGGTAAGAAGCGCGGCCCGGACCAGCGCGTCCATCGCTACAGCTATGATGTCGACAGCAGACAGGCGGACGTTTTTCGCCCGATCGCCAACGGCACAACCGCGGGCGGCCTCGCCTGGGTCGACGACATGTTACGCCTCGCCAAGGAATATGACGTTATCCACAAGAAAAAGGGGGAGCGCAGTCCGCTGATGGCGAACGGCATTCGTGTCTACGAAGCAATGCTGCGCCAATTCCTCGACTTCAAAACCGGGCAGTGTGACCCTGCTATAACTGCATTGATGAAAGTGACCGCGCTATCGAAGAACGCGGTCGTTGACGCACTCAAGCGCCTCAAGGAGCACGGCTTCCTAGACTGGGTCCGGCGCAGCCAGCGCACCACCAACACGGGCGATGCAGGGCCGCAGCGCGAGCAGGCCACCAACGCCTATCACTTCGACATCGGCCGCCTCGGTCGCGCACTCGGCGATGCCGGCAAGGCAGTACGTGCGCGCTTCCTGAACCTCAGGGAGGCCCGCCGACGTCGGGCATCAAAAACCCCCAACACTGCCAGCCCAGCGCTCCAGGTGCCGCCGCAGCCTCCTAGACAAGGCGATCCAGCCCTGGAGGCCGTTCTCAAAAGGATGGAAGCCGGGATAGAGGCGCGAGTCTAGAGATGGTGATGTATACCCTCACAGGGGTTTAAGAGGAGAAGGAATGGCCTAGTCGGCCATACCAGGATGCAGCCACACACGCAGAATTTGCACTGAGGGTAGCCTATCGCGCCCTCAGACGGGGAGACGCTTGTCTCCCCGCTTGGCTTCCCAGGGGGCCAAGAGGTTGGGATCGCCCGTCATTTCGGGCCGGTGGCTTCAGCCGCCCAGGAGCGCGCCCCAGCGCGCATATAAATCGCGGCGCTGATCCAGCATCTCCGCCCGATTATAGGCCCGTTCGACCTTGCTCATCTTCGCCGGTACATGGGCCAGCGCCAGGTCGATCGCGGCATGCTCCAGCGGGAACCGCTCGTTGAGGATGGTCGAGAAGCTGGCGCGCCAGCCGTGCGGTACATGACGGCCGGCGAAGCCGGCGCGCTTATAGAGGCGGCCGATCGCGGCGGCCGTAATGGGGAAGACGCCCGAAGAACGGGTATCATACCCATTCTCACGAATGATCTTCAGCACGGCGACGGCTCCGGCGCTGAGCGGCACAAGATGATCATTGGCCGCGTCCTGCTTTTTATCGCGCGAGATCTTCATCCGGGCGGCCGGGATGCGCCATAGCGGCGCGGCGCCGTCCAGGTCCTCGAATTCTTCCCATCGCGCGCCCAGCAGCGCGCCCATGCGGACGGCCGTCAGGGCGAGGAAGCGCGAGGCCAGCCGGACGATGGGCGGGCCGCCAGCGCTCTCGCAGGCGGCGAGGAGGTCGCGCAGCTGCTCGATCTCGACCAGCGCCGGCTGGCGCTGCGCCATCGGCTTCGGCCGGAGCACCCGGCCGACGACGGCGGCAGGATCTTCCTTGGCCCATCCCTCCGCGATCGCGAAGCAAAAGACCATCGAGATCCGCTGCCGGATACGGCGTGCCGTCTCGATCGACCCGCGCGCTTCCACATCGCGCAGCACATCGCGCACCGCCGGCGCCGTGATGGTGCCGATCGGCAGGGAGCCCAGCTCCGGAAAGACATCGCGCACCAGGCTGTCGATGACGTCCTGGGCGTGGCGCTCGGTCCAATGATCCTGGCTTTGCGCATGCCAGGCGCGGGCGACCGATTCGAACGTGCAAATTTGCACGGTCTTCGTTCCTGATGGATCGACGCCCAGTGCGACCAGGCCGCGCGCTTCCTCGGCACGATCGCGGGCGTCGACCAGCGGAAGGTCCGGCCACTGGCCTAGACACAGCAGCTTCTCCCGGCCGTCGAGCTTGTATCGCAGCCGCCAGCTGCGCAGGCCATTGGGCTTGATGAATAGAAAGAGCCCGCGCTCATCGAACATTTTATAGGCGCGCGGCTTCGGCCGCGCGGCTTTCACCGCGGCGTTGCTCAGGGGCATGTTAATTTTCCGGGCTTGATTTGTGGCCGCTATCGGCCGCAAGATTGCGTCATAACCCACGGCAGAGCGGGGGTGGCGACAGGATGGATACGGCTCGCGAGGCCCTCGGTCTTGATCGCTATCGGGCGATCTAAACCACCCCATTTTTAGAGGTATCTATGCACCGCGAACGGATCGTCACCAGAAAGCGGAAATGCGATTGTGGTGCTTCGGCAGAAATTATCTTCGAAGAAGAAACAACAGACGAAGCCACAAAGACATTCGTCACCATCAAAGGTCCGCTAAGGTTGACCGAGGATGGAGGGTTCGTATGCCTCGCCTGTCAACCCGACGCCGCAAGTTAGACGGACAACCCCTCCGTCGCGCATCTTCCCAACGCCGCAGAAATCTGCGACTTTTCCGCTATGCGCAGACCCAGTGATACCCCACCCGATACCCCACTGCGCCGCTTCCTATTCCGGCTGGAGGCTGGCTGCCTTGTCGTCGCCATGATCCTTGCTTTCGGATCCTTTGTCGTCGGACTGCTTTGGCCGTGACAGCCGATCGGCCGCTTCGCTGATCAGCGCACCGAGCAGCGCGCGGCCGATCCACGCGGCAATCTTGTCGACCCGGATCTTCACGCGCATTTCTCCAGCGGCACATTGCCCAGCCGGTTGATGGTCCATCCCGGCATGAACGTCTCGAAATTCGAATTATTCTTGGCCAGGTTCAGATAGTGCGCGGCCTGTTGCGCATCCAGCAGCTTCACGATCATGCGACAGGCCTCGGCCCGGCCCCGCAATTTCTGCAGGCTGGCATAGGCGGCGATCGTCTTGGCGCCGACCTGCCCATCCACGGTCAACTCGGGCCAGTCCTTGCCCTGACGGTTGAGGCTGTTGAGTGCGGTCTGCAACCAGATGGACGGCTTGGTCGGCCCAGCGTTGACGCCGCTATCGATCAGCTCCTCGGCCGCCGCCGGCGACAGGTCGACCAGCGGCAGAAAGCCGGGCTTCACGATATAGCCCTCATAGACGATCTTCTGCGCCCATTCTTTCGGGAAATCGCGCATGTCGCCGGTGAAGCCATCGGCGCGCGCCACCGCCTGCGTGACGCCGTGATTGGTGGCGCCGCCCGGATCGGCCGGATTGTTCACATAGCCGCCTTCGACATTGAAGACGGACGCGACGATGGCCAGCGCCGCGGCGCTGGCCGTGGCGAGTATCTTACCCTTGCTCATGATGATGTCAGTCCTTTCGGCCGGTCAGCCGCTTGGCGGTTTCGGTTTCCCAGATGCGGATGGCGGTCCACACGATCGTCATCGCCGCCGCGATCGAGGGGAGAATGTTGGCGATCGTGCCCAGCAGCACGCCGATCGAGAGGCCATCGGCCGCATGCTTCAGCCCGGACATCGCCGCTTCGCTTTCGATTTTCATGGGATGTCAGTCCTCGCAACGATAGACGATCGTGATGTTGGCGCGGATTGTGCCGTCTTCAGGATTGAGGTCGCGCACGCGCAGCGCACGCCCCATCGTCTGCCACCAGCAACGAATATAGTCGCGGCCTGCTGGCACCTGACCGACCAGCGTTCGGCTTTTGGCCGGGAAGATGACGCCGTCATCGATGCCGGTCACACCCTCCGCGTCACCGCCACCTGCCGGTGCGGCGATCCAAGGCAATCCTGACGGCAAAGTGCGGAAATTCGTTTCGACGGCATCCGCATGCGACTTGTTCACGCGCCAGTTACCGCCGCCCAGATTCTCCATCAGCAAGGTGCCGGGAATAATGTTGTCGCCTTCGATACCCTGGCCGACAGCCAGCGCGCCAACAGCCAGACTGATGACCGACATCGTGGTCCCGACGATCGAACAACGTCCGCGCACTGTGCTGACCGTGAAACCGGTGATCGGGCCGCTCGGGACTGACTGCGACCGGCTGACCGTATAGTGGCCACCGCCCAGATTTTCGAGGATAGTCGTTTTGCTGAGCGTCCCTTCGCCCTTGACCGTCTGGCCCACCGCCCAGGAACCGCTGCTGGTCGAGCTAACGGTCAGGAGATTGCCTTCGATCGAGCCAACGCCGACTGCAGCGGCGAATGTCTGGGCGTCGAAGCGGATTTCACCATCCATCAGGCTCAGCATTGCCGTCCCGGCCGGCACGGTCTGCATCAGGTCCAGATTATAGGTGCCGACGCCGCCCGTACCGGTGCCACCCGGCACGATGACCGGGCTATACTCCATGCCGGTCCAGCGGACGCAGTGCCCCACCGCCAGCGCGCCGCTCGTCATCTGAGTGACGTGCAGCACAGTGCCGATGATCTCGCCAACGAACGATGCATCGGAGCCAAGCGTGAAAGGCGTGACATTGCGAATATGCGTCAGAGACTCATCGCCTACCCGCTGGGCATGGCATTCGTTCGCCGCAGGCGCTCCAAAAACAACCTTGGATGAGTTGAGCGCGATGGGTGTCAGCGTGAAATAGGTGCTGAGCTTCTGATTGTTGCGCAGCGTATATTCTTTGCTGCCGCGCGGTCGGACCTTATGTGTCGACATGTTGGTCGACCGGCTCTGCACCGGATATTCAGCGACCCGGTTCGTCCCCACATTATCGACCATGATGGTCGAATTGGTGCGATCAGTGCCGCCAAATTCCAACAGCGCCAAGCCGTTCGGCAGACCGGAAACCGACGCGCGAATATTATTGTCGCGGCAGGTCCACTTCACGCCGTTCAACGTCTTGTCGCGAAGGTCGAAGCCGACATGATTAGCCGTGTCAGGCCAGTCGCGCATCGAGATATCCATCTCGATCTCACAATTATAGGCACCGTCCAAGCGGACAGCGGCAAGGCTTGGCACCGGAACATAGAGGCCGCTCGCGGCTTTGCGCGGCTGATAGCCCCAGTCGCGCACCTTGCATCCTTTGATCTTGGCGCTGGCCATGTAGATGCGAAAAATCCGGCCGCCCATCTCGTCAAATTCGCAGTCGGTCGCGAACAGGTCGTGCGCCGGCGGATAGGTGACGCTGCCGATATTGCCTTCGGTCATCCCGAAGCCAAGGCCGCAACCGCGGACTTTTTCGCCCCAAAGCGTTATGCTGGTGCCATCACGATTAAACGCGCCGGCCGTGTTGCTGTCGTAATAGAAATTGGCCCAGCCCCGCATCCGGCCTGACAGGGAGCCGTACCAGATTTTGTCGAGAAAACCTCTTGCCCTCGAACGACTAAAGTCGAAGTTGCGGATACGGGTGAAGGAGATTGCGCTGTCACCGCCGATGGTGGTGCGCGATACAGGATCGACCGCATCCAGCGCCGCCTGATAATCAGGGCCGCCATAGAAATCGCAAAGATCAAAGGTAGCGTGGCCGATATCGCGGATTGTGATGGCCGTCCCGGACGGTGCCGCGAGGCTATAGGTCCGGTCAGATACATCAACCCGCAGCCCCCTGATATGCAGGTTCGGGATGCTCGGATCGAGCGGGTCGGCATGGTCAGGACCTTGAAAACGCAGAGCGGCGATGCTGTTTACGATGGGGACGCCGTTCAAAACGCCATCGGACAACCCCTTGATGGCAGTGCCGGGACGCGCGTCGATGCGCAGTTCTTTCCCTGCCAGCATTTCAACGGGCACCGGTGCGCAAGTGTAGGTGCCCGGCGCATCCTCAAAATCTTCCTTGCTCAGCACCGCGACCGAGCTGCGCTTCTGGCAATCTTCCAGCCATTGCAGCACGTTCTGGCTGCTGTCCTCATCATCGATCCGAACGCCGGCCTCCCGCGACGTCAGGGTGCCGCCGGTACGGATGATGGTCGCGGACTTGTTAGCTTCCAGTTCGGCCTGCACGGTCGCGCCGCCGGTCGCGCCGATCTGGCCTGCGGCCTGCTGCTGGATCGACGTGCGCACCCAGACCTTGGTCGCATCGTAGGTCGACCGGATATAATTGATCTTGCCGGTGTCAGCCTCGACCTGCGCGGCATAGGTCGCATAATCGCCGATCGTGAAAAGGCCCGCCTTCCCGTTCTCGGTCAGCACGGCCGATCCGCCAGAGATGCCGGCCGCCTCCAGATCGGCGGTGCTCGTCCAGGTCTGGTTCTGCTTGATCAGCTGAAGCATCGCGTCGACCGTCGGTGCGTCGATCAGGCCGGCGTCGAACAGCACTTCTTGCGGCGATCGCCCGCGCGCGCCGCGCTCGCGCACGGCGATCGTCTGCGGGTTGACCGTCGCTTCGCTATAAGGAAGCTCGATCCATACCGGCACGATATCGCTGGGAAGCTCCGGCCCTTCAGCGATATTGACGCGCGCCGTCCAGCGGGTGATGGAGGCGCCGCCGCTCAGTTCGACGAAATCATAGCTGAGCGCCTGGCTCTGGCCGCTTTCATACAGCGCCGTCGCCTGTTCGGCCGTAATGGCGATCATCACTGCCGCGCCATCTTCGGTCAGTTCGCCATCGATCGTGACGATCGGCACGATGCGCGACGATCGCCGCAGCGTCAGGGCAAAGGTCCGCCCGATCAGATCCTGCGGATCGCCGGCGGCATCCTGAAGGATGAAGCGCAGCACAAGGGGTTCGCCGGCGCGCACAAGCAGCACGCCGGCGGGCGACAGGCCCGCCAGGGTCATCAGGCTATTCCTTCAAATTCAGGGGGGTCAGGCGGTCAGCGCTGCTATTTGCGCTTCGATGCGGTCCATGCGCCGGCGCTGCCAAGCGGCCTCCAGCGCGAAACATTCGTCGTAGCGCAGGCCCCAGCGGTCACCCGCTTCGATCGCCGGCGACACCTCGATCATGTTGCCGGTCGGCTCCTCGACCTCGACGTCGTCCTGTCTGGTGACGAAATGCATTTCAGGCACGAATTGCGCCGGCGCCGCGTCCCATTCATCATGACAGACCAGACCCAGCCGGATCGCGGATCCTTCGCCCAGAGCAGCGTCGATCGCGTCCCGCACATGCTGCGCGATCAGGCCGAAATGCCAGCGAGCGTCTTCTCCCTTCAGCGCATAGCTGTCGATGAAGCGATACTGACGCCACTCGACATTGCCCCAAGCGTCCAGCAACGCATCTGGTACCGGGCCGATTTCTTGTTTGGCACGCTCGTCCGACGTGTTGATCGTGCCGGTGCCGGCGTAGATGACGGACATTCTGAAGGAGCCGGTGCCCAGCGACTTAACATTGTCGGCGGTCGGGATCAGATTGCCTTCGAAGGAAATGTCGCCATTGGCCCGGCTAATCCTCAGCGTAACGGCTCTGACCGAACCGCCGTCCGTGAAGGACCGGATCGAGAAATCGGAGCCGACGTTGGATCCGCCCTCGGCGGTCGTTTCCTTGCCCAGGTCCCAGCGCGTCGTGGTGCCGGTGCGATAGCGGGTGATCGCATATTGGCCTGCTATGCTGTCGATATTGATCGGCGCCGTCGTGGTCGAACTAGTCACGCCAAGCGAGCTGAAGCCGGTGGCCGCGCCGCCCGTGCCGCTGACCGCCAGACCCTCGGCGATCGTGGTCAGGCCAGTCGCACGATTGACGGTGAACGGCGTCCCGAGAGTCGTGCCGGCGTCATCCTGACGCGAAAGAGAGAAGTTCGATCCAGCGTTTGATCCGGTCTCCGCCGTGCCGGTTTTAGACATCATCCAGCGCGACGACGTGCCGGTGCGCCATCGGATGCCGCCCGAATATCCGGCGTCGACATTGATCCCCAGCTCGCGCGTAGCGGCCGCGCCGACGCCATTGATCGTTTGGCTGTTGGTCGTGATCGCGTTTGGAAATGTGACAGCCCCGGTCACATCATCAATGTCGATCGGGTTGTCGATAGCCGCTCCGGTGGCGTCATAGCGGCGCACCACCCAATGACCGGTGGCCAGGCGGGCGGTACCCCACCGCAGGACGCCGTCGACATAATGATTATACCGCGATGAATAGCCGCTGGTGACGTTAATCGCGAAAGCCCGCTCCGCCGCCGCGGCGACGCCGTCCATCGTGAGGCTTTTCGAAAAGCCGGTGGCCATCGCCATGACGAATTCGACGACCTGGTTGTAGCTCCAGTCACAGGCCGCGTCGGCGGAGGAGCCATGAAGGCGATCCGACCCGACCGGCGTACCACCGTCCGGCGCCGAACCGTTCGCAAACCCATAAAGCTCTGTAAAATTGAGGTTCGCCTTGCCGAAAGCGGTGCGAAGCGGGTCGCCGGTACCATCGTCAGCCGTGGTACCGGTGTTGATTTGCTGTTGTGTCATTAGGAACCATCCGCTGTTCGGTCGGTGCTGTCGGCGGTGACGAGGCTGCTGTCGGCGCTCATCGGGACGTCGGGGATCGGCGTGCTGCTGTCGGTCAGCGGCGCCGGCGTGCCGGTGCGACTCAGCGCCCAGTCATGCTTGTTCGGGTCTTCGGTGCGCAGCGTCAGCGACACCTGGGCGCTACTGGGATCGATCCCGCGTTTGATCACGATGACATCGCGCCCTGCCAGCCATCCAAGTTCGGTCAGGCCCGCGTCGATCGTCAGACAGTCGCCGGATCTATATCCAAGCCAGCGCAGTTTGAGCGGCAGCGTGATAGGCTGGGCCTCGCGCGCGTTGACTATGTCATAGCCCGCCAGCTGCGCCAGCTGGTCGGGCGTCTGACCGGCCTCGCACTGGACCATGGGATAGGACACCATCTTGGTGCGCTCGGTACCGTCCGCGGCCAGCCAGGCCGCATGCTGGACAGTGCCGGCCGCGACCTGCTCCCAGAAATGATCTTCGCTCGTGTAGCGAGGCGTGATGCCATTGACCCGGTCCCGGATCGTCTGCGCGGTCTGGATCGACACCTCGCCGATGATATCGTCGCGGGTGATGGTCCCGATCGATATCCGGGGTGCATTGACAAAGCAGGACAGGATCGCGCCGTACCGGATCGGCTCGCCGCCGCCCGCCTGACAAAGCGCCTTCATCACCTCCCACTTGTCGTCGGCCGTCGTGACCCGGCCGCCGGACTGCCAGCCATTGGCGTCCGCAACATTGGCGGCTTCGACGAAGGCCGCGACGTCGATCGCGTCGATCGACATGCCGACCCCACCCACGCGGATATTGTTCGGTCCCTGATGCCAGCCGATCGCAAAGGTCAGCGCCTGTATCCAGGCGTTGCCGGACCAGCCCCAGGTGCTTTCGTCATCCCAGCGCTGGGACCCAGAGCCGCCGGGGAATGTGCTGTCCTGGCGCGGATCGTAACAGCGAACCCCGTGGACCAGCCAATTCATTTGCGGCGTGCTGGTCAGCGTATGATCGCCGGACGCATCATATTCGAATGTATTGATGACCGCCGCATAACCGGACAGCTTGCTGGCGGAGGTCAGTCCCGGCGGCGCACCGATTTGCGGTGTCAGCGGAGCGGCCTCGGGACATTCGCCGACCTGAACGTCCTGCCAGATGCGGGCATGCCCATCGATAAAATAGGCGCCAACCAGTCCATAGGTACCCGAAAAATTGATCGGGTCCTTCTCCATATAGGTCTGGTTGATTGCGTGGATCGGGCCGCAGCCCGACAGGACACTGGTCATCGTGTCCCATTTATTCTTGTTGCCGTGCTGCTTCCGGTACCGGATGTCGCCGCTCGCCAAGGTCCGCCCGAAGATGATCGGGATTGGCGCGTCCGGATCGGCCGACCAGCTGGTCTGGACGCCGGTAACGCTTGGCTTTTTGGCTGTCAGGGATCCGAGGATTGTCGTAGCAAGTGTCAGGCCGGTGGCCACCATGGACGCGGCCGTCGCTGTCATCCCCAGCCCAGCGCCGAGCAGCGACGTACCACCTGACGGAATCGCAGCGGCGATCGCCACCGCGATCGCCACGATCTTCAGCACCTTCATCAGGGCCTCCAGGCAGCGAGGAAGCTGCTGGGCTGGATGATCGCGGCGCTCTCCGCCCCTTCATAATAGGCCAGCACGCGGCTGTTGGGCATGGCGATGCCGAACGCGCCCAGGAAAGAAAGCGGCGCCGGCATCTCGACGATATCGCCGACGATACGTTGCGCCGGCGCAATGCGGTTGCCGATCAGGCCGTCTAGAAAGGCCGGGCCGCTGCCGCCGTTGCGGGACAGCCAGCGCTGGAGGCCTAGCGGCGTCGACCAGCCGCCTTCCTCGATCGCATAGCCGAACAATCGCAAATGGCTGATGACCATGACGCCGCAATCATGTTCGCCCCACGCAAAGGCAGGTCCGACAAACCGCTCCATGGTCTGTCGGGTGGCGTCACGCCGATCGGAAAGATTCATGTGGAGAACCGATAATCCTGCGCCGTGGCCAGCTTTTGCTTGATCGCCCGCCAGCCCCTGGCCGTCGAAACGCCGCCGCTCGGCGGGTTCTGGCCCCAATAACTATTCTCCGTGACGCCGGTCACATGGTCCATGCCGGTCTCGCCGGGCCAGACGCGATGATGAAAGGCGCTGGACATCACCCGGTCCTCGTCGTTCAGCATCAGATATTCCATCTCGCTGACGATCTCGAAGTCGACGCTGGTGGCGGCCTGTCCGATCTTGTGAACCGGATAATCAATGATGCCGCGGATCGGCACATAGGGGTCGCCGATCGACATGCCAGTGGCCTCATCCCGCGCGCCGATCATGACGGTGACCGGCGATCGCTGGACGGACGGGTCGGTCATTGCCAGCGCCGCGGCATCGCTCTCCGGCAGGATCCCGATGCTGGTGGACGGGGCTTCATCACCAAAGCCGTCGCTGATCTCCTCGATCGAATCCCAGCTGCCGAAACCGGGTTCAAGGCCGCGATAGGTTTCGCCATCGATGTCGATCTCGGCCGAGCCGTCCAGCAGTCGATAGGTGCCTGCCGGCATCTCGATCTTCAGCGCGCCGAACATGGTGACGCGGCTGCCGGCGAAGGCAGCGTCGAGCGCCGGGGAAAGGACGGTCATGCCCGCTCCAGCACATCAAATTGCAGCACCACTTTCCGGTCAACCGGAATGGCGCGCGTGAAATTGTCGCCCTGCATCCAGCCCTCGATCACCGGTGCGGCCAGATTGATCGCCTCTGCCCCCGCCAGCTTGGTGCGCAGCGGCGTGGTCAGCAGGACGGTGCCGGCGCCGGACCCATTCAGGGTCACGGACGCCGCGGCGAAATAGAGATAGCGGTGGCCGTTCTTCGTGATGTTGAGGGCCTGATGCTGGCGAACGACATAGCCGGCGGCCGCGCCGGTGATCGCCACTTCCTCGCCGCCCGTCGAAGCGCCCTGCACCGTGATCGACGCGCCAGGTGCGCCGATGATCAGACCGGGTTGGGGCAGGCGGACGATGATGCCCTTGCGCTTCGCCATGTGGCACCGCGCCGTGAAGATCCGGCTGTCGGGTTCGACAGGCATAGGTGGCGTAGAGAAACGATAGCCGAAGCCGCCACCCAAGCGATCCACCCTGGAGATAGGGCCGCCCAGCGTCGTCTTTTGAAACACGCCGTAATCCAGCATGACCTCTTCGGAGGACTGCATCCGCACATCGGTCATGTCGATCATTTGCCGAGCCTGCTCCGGACACGGCGCGCGTTGCGCTTGTCCATCATCACCACGGCATTCGACTGGGACTGCATCCCGATCGACTGCATCTGGACGAGCAGATCTTCGGTCACCACCGCGCCGCGCATGTCGAACGTCAAGCTGCTGCCGGGCATGCGGCTCGACCGATTGTCGTTCGCGATCGACAGCCGCTCGCCGTAGGAGACGTTGGCGATCGGCATGCCGTTGAGCGACAGGACGTTACGGTCGATGCCACGCTTCCCCATCACCGTCATGTCGCCGCCGCCGGCGAAGCTCATGCTGCTCGGCGCCGAGAGGGCTTCATACTGGCTGTTGATCGACGCCATTGACGATGCGCTGACGCCGCCCAGATTATTGCTGGTACCGAAAATCGATCCGATGCCGCTGATGATCGATCCGATGCCGCCGCTACCGCCGACCGCCTGTTGCGCCTGGAAGCGGATGAGGTCCGCGATCAGCTGATTGAACAGCTGGCCCGCCAGCCCCTTCAGCTTCAGCGTATTGGCCCCGGCCTGCGCCAGCCCGTCGACCATATTGCTGATGCCGTTGGCCGCGATATTCTCATAGGCCTCGTTGATTTCGTCGGCCGTGTCCGGGATGCTGTCCATATAGGACTCGATCGGCCCCATGGTTTCCCGGTTGATTTCCAGCGTCTTGCCGGTGCGCAGCTTGCCCAGCTGCTCCAGTTTGGCGCGGGCGATGTCCTTGTCGATGTCGCTGCTGTCGTGTCGGTCCAGCACTTCCTGCGCCGCCAGGCGCACGCTCTCCAGCTCATTGTCCAGCAGCGCGAGCTGGAGCGCGCGGCGCTCCTTCGCCGTCGTGGCCGTCGCGGCGCGCATCGACAGCATTTCCCGTTCGCGGTCCAGACTGTCCTGGGCGACCTGCGTCTGCTGCTCCAGCAGTGCATCATCCAGCGCCCAGTTGATCTGCTGCTTCTCCAGATCATAGTTGCGTGCCCGCTGGAGCTTCAGCGTTGCCGCCTGCTCCTCCGTCAGTTCGCCCTGCTTGACCCGGCTATCGACGTCAGCATCATAGGCATCCTTCGCGCGCAGGAGCCTCTCATCTTCGTAAGCGGTCCGCTCTTTGAGATTGGTGTTGAGGTCGCGCTCCAACCCGAGTTGATCGTCATAGAGGCCGGCCAACTCATCGCGGTAGCGCTGCGCCAGTTCTTCGGTGCGATCCTTCGGACCCTTTTTGGGTTTCGTGTTCGGTGTCGGCAATGCGCCTTCAGGGATGAAGGTGCTGACCGCATTTTTATTGCGCTCGCTGGCGAGGGTACGCTGGAAGTCGGTGTCATTCTGAGCAGCCCGCATCAGCCGGTGCGCTTCGACCTCTCTCGCCCGCGCTTCGGCCAGCGCCTGGATCTGCGCGCGCGTCGAGACCCCGCCTTCTTCGATCTGCTTGCGTGCCGCCGTTGCCCGTCGGAGCTCTCCAGTGCGCATCTGGAGATAGGTTACAGGATCGCCGGCGAGCTCCTGCTTTCTTGCGCTTGCGACGAAGCCGGAGGCCCAACTCTCATCGCGCATGATGCGCTCGGAGCCTTTCCAGGTCTTGAAGAACCAGGCAGCCTTTTCGGCCGCGGTTTCCAATGCTTCCGCCAGTAAGTTAACAGAATTGGCATTGTCCGCCACGATGCCGGCGATCCGGATCGAAAGGACGTTTTTGACCTGCTCTAGTTTGCTGGCAGCCTTGTCGGCATTCTGGATTTGCGTGTCGGATAGGACAACGCCGGTGTCGTAGGCCGCCTTGCGGAGGCCATTGAGGCCCTCGCTGCCTTGTTCCAGGAGGCCGTTTAGCTTGGGCCCAAGGTCTTCCCCAAAAAATTTGGCCTGAGTCCTGGCCCGTTTGATTGGGTCTTCTATGCCTTGGAGCTTATCGGCGAGTTTGGGCAAAACCTCGGCTGCCGTCAGGGCACGCTTTGTAACGCCGTCTTGAACGGAAACCCCTAGATCATGGAAAAGCGTGGCCTGTGCCTTGGTGCCAGCATGGGCTTCCCCGATATTCTTGTTCAGCGCCTTGAGCGCCGCATCCATGTCCTTCTCGGCCACGCCTGCCTCGGAAGCGGCATAGCGATATTCCTGCAATTGGTTGGTGGTGACACCCACTTCACTGGCAACAGAGCCGATCGACGCCGCATAATCCAGTGCCCGCTTCGCCGCCTGAAGCGCTTCTGCGCCGAGAAAGGCGCCGACAAATCCGGTAATTGCAGTCCGGACGCCAGACAAATCGCGCTTGATAGCGGTCGTATCCCGCTCGATCGTTTCACGGGCCCGCTCTGAGCCATGTTCGAAGTCGGAGGTGTCAAAGCCCAACGTAACGCGGAGAGCGCCGATGATGTCTTTTGCCATGCGTGCCTCCACGATACCGTCTGTGGACGGGGAGAATCAGAATGAAGAAATGTCCGAAATGCGCGGAAGCGATTCAATCCGACGCGGAGATATGCCGATATTGCGGCTATGAATTTGGCTTGTCGAAGAGCAGCAAAGGGTGCCTGACCACGGCAGCGATATTGATCAGCCTCGTGATAGTGGTCACACAGTGCGATTCGACGGCAAAGAAAAAGGACCAAGCCGTCGACCACGCTATTGAGGCACGTGTTCGTATAGAGGCGGCCGTCAGATCTCGCCTTCGCGATCCTGATTCTGCGAGGTTTAAGCATCTCAGGAACGGTTGCGGCTACGTTAATGCTCGAAATGGATTTGGCGGAATGACCGGCGATGTCCCATTCATAGCTACTTCTAAAGGCGTTGTGTTTCGAGAAGATGCGCCAACGTCATTTAGGACGCGGTGGAACGACTTCTGCAACAAATAAATCGCTGGTATCGAAGCGCAGAGTCACCCGCACGGCGCCGATAATATCGTTCGCCATTGTGCGATCTCCATTCGTTCAATATCAAAGCCCGCATGAAGAAGATTGCGGTCAGCGTTTTTTACTTCTTTGGGTTGCTGGCTCTTGTGGCCAGCGCGGCGCTATTCTGGCGGGCCGAAGGGACGCCGATCAGTTTCTCGCTAAGTCCAGCGGTTCCAGCGGCAAACAACACGGCTATCGCCGGTATCTATTACGGGTTGGCGGGGGATCTGCTGATCGCCGGTGCGATCCTGTTGGCGACGGGCGCCCTGATCAGTTTCATGACCCGTCACGATTCCGACTGATCGTCATCCTCTTCGATCGCGTGGCCGTAGGCCGCCGCCCAGACCTTCATCTTGTGCCAGGCGGTGTCGTCGCTATCCTCCTCACCATCGGCCTGCGCCAGCACTTCGGATAGAGCTGGCAGGGTCTTGGTGAAGGAAGTCCAGCAGGCATTATGCCAGGCCACTTCCAGCGCTGCCCGATCGTCGCGACGAACTGCGTCAAGATGGCCGGTGAGCGCGGATCTGATCAGCAACGGGGTCTGCTCCCAGAAGCTGTCCGGATCATAGCCCGCCTCGCACCAGCGCTGGTGAAGCTTCAGCCAGTCCCAGTCCTCCTGATCTACGCCGGAGGGTTTGCGCCGTCCTTATCCTCCGCCGTACCGAACGCGCTTTTCATCCCCTTCAGGATCGCATCGAGGAAGCGCGGCGCGCCAAACTCTTCGATCATCTCCCCCACCTCGATCAGGTGCACATCGGGATGATGCCGACGCAAACCGGCCCAGATCATGACTCGGATCGTATCCATGGCCGGGCCATCGAAACTATCTTCCAGATCGTCCAGGATGGCCCGGGTCTTCTTGCCCAGCACCGGCTCGGCCGCGCAAAGCGCATTGACGCCCATCTTCAGCGTCAGCCTTCGCTCGCCCAGCACCAGCGGGACTTCACCGCGCAGCGGGTTCATCAGCTATTGACCGCATGGGTCGCGGCGCCGCTCGCCTGGAAGGTCAGCACCGCTTCCTGCTTACCAGTGATCGGCATGTCCTGGACAGCATAGCTGGTCAGGATAACGCTGCCGCTAATCTTCCGCTTCGTGCTTGCAGCCGCATTATGGACCGACTTATAGGGGCGCGGCGCCTTGTCCGCGAGCGCGGCCAGCAGCAGCGTGTCGGTGGCGGATCCGGACAGATAGTTGATCCGCACCGTCAGCGTGCCGGGCTCCATCAGATCTTCACCCTGATAGGTGTGGGCGGCGACCGTATCATGGTCGCTATCCTGATAGGTTGCGCGGGTCGGGTTGCTGGGCGTCACGGAAAGCACGCCGGCCAGCTTGGCCAGTTCATCCTCGGCCGTGTCGTGCAGCCAGAATTCCGCGCCCTTATTGGCGTTGGACATGGGCCTTACTCCTTGTGGTAGATGGAAAGGCGCAGCGTGCGCCCATAGACGGACCGCGCGCCGGCGACGCCGACGACGGGAATAGTGCGGGCCAGTTCAATCAGGCCCTGGACGAAGCGGCGGCCATTCACCTCGGCCGCGCCTTCCAGCAGCTGGCCGAGCGCATCCGAGATCGATCGGGCCAGCGCTGGGTGCGGCGCCAGCGTGTCGGCCTGGACCTGTGTTATGATCAGATTGTCCCGGCCGTCATGGTCATAGTCCGGCGCGTCATCGATGACGGTAAAGATGATCGCCGGCAGACCGGCGCCCTCCGGTCGATCGTCCCAGTGCACGGTCGGCGCGCCTTCCCAGTGCGCCAGCTGGGCGGCCAGCGGCGCCGCGATGACGCGCGCGCGCAGATCCTCTTCGAAAGTCATTGCCGGCGCACCACGCGCATCAGAGCGGCATCCAGTTCCTCGGCCAGCGCGATCGCGCATTCGCCCAGGACATCACCGGCCGTCGTGTTCCAGGCGACAGAGACGTGCGGCTGCGGCGGCACCCATGTCAGTGTGTCGCCGCGCTTGTGCATGAACCCAAACTCCAGCCAGGTGCCGACAGGGTCATTGGTGCCGGCGTAGACCTCCGCGCGGGTATTCCCGGCTTTCCGTTTGATCTTGGCCTGGCGCTCATTGAGCTTCGTGCTGATGATGAAGCTGTCGCGATAGGCGTAGGCCGGGCGATCAGGAGAATCGGACGGACTGTCGGTCGGCGCGATATCCTTCACCACAGCAAGGAAAGGCTGCAGCGCTCGCTTACCCGCGCGCTCCAGCGCATTTTTCTGCATCTGTTTGGGCAGCGCGTTCAAGGTGTTGAGGAGGGCGTCGAGCCCCTCCATTTTGAACTCGCCGCTCATGCTGCCACCCGGGTAGCCGTGAAGGCAAAGCCCTCGTTAAACCCCAGCTCGGCCACAGCGCTGATCTCCCAGGCCGGCCATTTGGCAGGGTCCGGATCGCTCAGCGGATAGCGGATGCGGTCGCGGACGCTGACCGTCTTCGTTTCGCCGCTGTTCAAAACGGCGAAGCTGGCGGTCTGCGATCCGCCAATTTGCGCGGCCTCTCGCTGCTCAGACCCACTGCCATAGGCAATGTTCGCCCAGGGATTGGCGACGGCGTTCCATTCGGTGTTGATCGGCTTATGCCCAAAGCCATCACTGCCGCCAGTTTCCGTCTCGATCAGGATGCGCTTATCGCGCGCCTTGGCGGTCAGCCGGGGATCACCCATCACAGCCGCCGATATCGATAATGGTTGATCAGATCGTCGATGCCTGCGGGCATCGCACCGCCCGATCGCAGATACAGATGCTCGACCAGCAGCCGCGCCGCCTGTTGCAGATCCTCCGGCACCTGCGCTTGCTGCTCGTCCGGCTTCAGGTCCGAATCGATGAAGCCGACCGTTGCGGTAATGGTCACCGCGCCGGGCACGTCGGCCGCGCTGGGCCAGCGCGCGCCAATCGCCGGGGTGATGAACAGATAGTCGTCCCGCACGAAAGCGCGGAAGCCCTCGAAATTCTGTTCGGCGCCCGACCGATCGAGGTAGGAGATCGCGACACTATCCGGCTTGGCCGGAATGAGCCGGATCCGCATCTCGGGCCGGAAGGCGTCGAAGCTGAAACTCTGCTCCCGCTGAATGGACACCAGCCCATAGATGGTCTCGATCTCGCGCGCCGCCACGCGGATGAGGCGGCCGATGTTCTCGTCCTCATCGCGCGTGTCCACCCGCATATGGATGCGGGCGTCGTCGATGCTGATCGGACCATCCATGGCTGATCAGTCCGTCAGGCCTGGTTGGCCTGCGGGTTGTCGTGTCCCCAGCTCTTGAGCACAATCGCCGCGATCGGGGTGCCGGTGCCATGCGTACCGCTGAAGTCGGCGAGCAACTTCAGGTAGCGCTTGCCGCCCTTGTAGCCGAAGCGATAAGCGGCCGCAGCGGCATGAGCGGCGATCAGCGACTTGATGATGCCTCCCGCCGCCACGGTCACGCCCAGCATGTCCTTGGTCTCAACCGCGCTGTAGGTGACGTCGTCGTCCGAGTGCGTCAGCACGAACTCGATCTTGTTGGTACCGCTGAAGGTGATACCGCCGACGCCGATGGCCAGCAGGATCTCCGCCGCGTCATAGCCGAGCAGATCGATCGCTGCCGGCGTATTGTCGGCCGACAGCGTGGCGTTGCCGATCGCGACCGCGGCGAGGATCGCCGAGTGAATGTCCTTCATGGATTGTCTCCAGGAATTGGGGAAGGGAGAAGCCGCCGGCGCGGATGCCGGCGGCCAGAAAGGCAGAAAGCCAGAAATCCGGCCCGATCAGCCGATTAGGTCGAGCACTTCAGCAGCTTGATCGCCTCGAAGTTGGTGATCCCGCCGCCAACGCGCTTCGTGGCATAGAACTGCACGAAGGGCTTGTTGGTGTAAGGATCGCGCAGGATGCTGACGCCCATGCGATCGGCGATCGTATAGGCCCGCTTCCAGTCAGCGACCGCGACGGGGAACTTGTTGGCGCCCAGCTCATCCATATAGTCGTCGGTGTAGACGGGCTTGCCCAGGATGGTGCCGACCTGCTCCGACGTGGTCGGCGCGGCCCACAAGTAATTGCCCTGGCCATCCTTCCACTTCCGGATCGCCGCCATCGTCTTGTCCGAGGTGACGAAGGCTGCGCCGTTGCGATAGCCCTGCTTCAGGGCGAACAGCAGCTCGATCAGAGCATCGCCCGGATTGCTCGAAGCGAAAGCGGCGGCCGCACCGGTGGTGACGAAACCGACCTTGCCCCAGGCATAGCTGTCGTTGGCGACTGCATCATAGGCCAGGAAGCCGCGCGGCTTGTTCTTGCCATTGCCGCGAATGAAGGCGGGGCTTTCCGCCTCGTCGAACGAGATCGAAATTTCGTCCGCCAGCCAAGCAGCCACGTCGAAGCGGGCATCATCCAGCAAGGTCTGGGTCGCCGCCGGATTGGCATAGAGCTCGCCGGAGGGCAGCGACAGCTCGCGGAGCACCGGCGTAGCGGTTTCTTCGCGATCATCCTCTTCGCCGACCCAGCCGGAGGTCGCACCGCCGACGCTGACCAGCTTCTTGTAGGTCTGGCCGCCGATCTGGACGACGCGGGCGAGTTGGCGCATGACGGACATGCGGGTCAGCACGCGATCGATGCCCTGTTCCCAGTCGACCGGCACAATATAGCCACCGTCCGGATCGGACTGGGTGGTAAGTGCGGCGTTGACCGCCAACTGGCTGAGATCGGCGTCGACATTGCCGCGGCGGAACCAGGTCGCGAAAGCGGTGCGATGCTCGCGCTCGGCGGCATTCAGGCCGTCGCCGGCGCCTCCGCCGAGCGAAGCAGCCGTCAGGGCGGCCGAAAGGCGATCGATTTCGGCATTGATCGGTTCGATCAGCGCATTGGCTTCGTCCTGCGTGAGGCGACCAGCAAGGGCTTCCTCATGCTTTTCGCGCATGGCGGTCACAGCCGCGTTGATCGCGGCGATTTGGGACGCCGCATCCTGCGGTTCGGCGCGGGGCGCGGCAAATACTGCACGGGGCGTAGACGCGACAAGGGTCGCGCCGGCCGCCAGGAGGGCGGCGCGCTGCAAATTCTTCATGGGGTTGCTCCCTATTGGGTGAGATTGGCGAGGAGCCCGGTCAGCGCCTCATTCAGCTTGCGGTCGTCAGCGCCCGGCGTGACGTCCTGGTCCGTGGCAGCGCCCGGCGTGCCCTTCAGATTCTTGATCTTTGCCCGCGCCTGGGTGCGCGTCATGCCCGACGCCACCAGCGCCAGCTCCATCGCGCGCAGCTCGTTGACGCTGCGATCGCATGCCTGCGCATCCTCATCGACGGTGATGGCGTCGGCCGACAGCAGAGCATTGGCGAAGCCGCGGTCGACGGCGGTGCTGCCGGACATATAGGTCTCAGCATCCATCCATTTGACGATCTCGTCGCGCTCGGCTCCCGATCGCGCGGCATAGACATCCGCCATGGCGCCATCGAATGGCTCCAGCCAGGCGGCCGTCTCGGCCATGTCATGCCGGTTGCCCATGGCAATGACCCAGCAATTATGGATCATCAGGAAGCTGGCGGCGCCGATCTCGATCGTGTCGCCGGCCATGGCGATGATAGACGCGGCTGACGCGGCCATACCCATCACCTTGACCGTGATGTTGTTCGGATGTTCGCGCAGCACGTTATAGACGGCGATGCCCTCGAACATGTCGCCGCCATAACTGTTGATGTGGACCTCGACATCGCGATCTCCGATCGCGCGCAGCTGGCTCTGCACCTTCTTCGCTGTGACGCCGCCGCCGGTCCAATAATCCTCGCCGATGCTGTCGAACATGGTGATGATGTTGTCGCCCTTTGCCACGGCGCGCACGCCAGCGGCCGCATCACCGTAGCGATCGATCACCGATGCCGGCGTGAACGCCTGCAACCGGCGATCAGCGGGAAGCGGCAGCGCGCCAGGGCGCGCGCTCGCGAAAAGGCGCGGCGCGTTACGCATCATCATTCTGGTCCTTTTTGGGTGGCTCGCCCTCGTCGCCATCATCCGAGCCTGTCTTGGCGTCGCCGGCCGTGTTCGGCGGCGGATAGAAAATGTCGCCGTCCTCGCGGGGGTTCATGTCCTCCAGCGCGCGAACCTCGTTCGGCGAGGTAAAGCCCCATTGCAGCCCCACTGCATGCGCAGCATAGCGGGTTTTGATATCGGTCCGGACCATCGCGGAACGATTGAAGCGCGCGTAGACTTTCGGATCCGGGATCATCGCCCCGATCTCTTCTTCCCACATGACCAGATGGTCATCCATCGTGTAGGCGCTGAAGCCGTTCGACTTCTGCTCCAGACCGGTGCCCCAGTTGGAATCGGAGCCGCTATTGTCGCCGATCATGCTGGGCGGCACGCCGAAGAACATGCAGATTTCGGACCGGGACAATTTCTGCCCGTCGATCCACGCCATATCGGTCGGGCTCAGCGAGATGGTCTCCCACTTCAGCCCTTCCTCCAGCAGCAGCACGCCGCCATCCTTGTCGCCGCCGGCACGGAAATCGTCGAGCGAGCGCTGCAACCGGTCGAAGGCCGGGTCGGTCAGTTTCTTGCCGTCTGGCATCGACACGGCGCCGGACGGCCGCGCGCCATGCTTGAAGGTCGCGGCGACCTGCCGATCGCGCGCCCGCGACTGGCCGATCGTCTCGCGGGCATAGGTCAGCGGCGTTACGCCGGTATAGCCGTTGAGCGTCAGGCCAAAGAGATGAAACATGTCGTCCTGGCCGACAGTGATCTGCGTCCCGTTCTTGCGGGTCACTCGATATTCCAGTTCCAGGCTATCAAGCTGGCGGACCGACACGCGATCAGGGTGGATCGGGATTAACTCGCGAACCTCGCCGCGCGATCGCGACTTGAGCGCGAAGCCGTCGCCCCGCAGCAGGACATGCGCCTGCATCATCCGTTTGAACTGTGCAGGCCGCTGCCAACGATTTGGCTTTCGTTGCAGCAGCTGGGCGACCGCATGGTCCGAAGCGTCGACGCGGGTCCGTTCGTCGACCTTGCGCTTCACATCGATCGGCAGTGTCGCCACCTTGCCGGCAATCAGCCGGATGCAGCCGAACACCGCGCCGACGCGCAGGGCGGTGTCCGGGGTAACGACCTCACCAGTCAGCCCGGCGTCACCGCGCAGCGCGGCCTCCAGTTCGTCCGGAGTGGAAATGACAAAGCCACCGTCCGGCGCCATCGCCTGCGCCAACGGACGGCCACTCGCGCCGAACGACAAAGGCGCGCCGCCGGCAACAGAATGCAAGGAGCCACCCCCGGCCGCGCGGCCGAGGATGCGGTCGAAAAAGCTCATGCACTCTCCTCAGAGCACGCGCACGCCGCGCGTCTCGTAGACTGAAGGCCCTTCAGCCTCGTTTTTCAGCGCCAGGGCGAAGGCCATGATCATGGCAACGCAATTGTCGATCTTCAGATGTGCCTGCCCGTCCGGTTTGTTCGGATAGACATTGTCCTTCTTGTCGACGCTCGAAACGACGTTGGATACCTGCCACTCCATCACGGGGCACCCGCCATGGGCGATCGTGCCGGCCCGCATCGCGGCGTCGGTTTCCTTCATCGGATCGCTCATGTTGATCACGATCTGACGAATCTCGATCATCGGGATGCCGCGCTTCACCATGGTGGTTGCGAACCATGTGGCCTGGTGCGGATCGTAGCCGACAAAATCGAGTTGAAACCTGGTTAGAGCGAAGTCGAGTGCCTCGGCTATTTCATCATAATCGATGACATTGCCTGGCGTGACATCGATCAGGTTCTGCGCGTCCCAACCCTGATAGGCTTCGACGTCCGCGATTGTGTCTTCCGGTAAGAAATAACGGGTGAGAACGATCCAAGGATCGTCTCGTGTCGCCTTCTCGCCGATCGGTGGAAAGAGATAGGTTAGTGCCGCAATATCGATCTTCGAAGCCAGATCGAGCCCAATGATGCAACGCCTGCCCTGCAGTCGGGTCAGTTCGACCGCATCGGCTGCCCGAACCGGGATCTCGGGATCAGCGCAATTGCGCCAATGCTCGACGCTATAATAGGCAGCCTTTGTCGAGACCCACAGGTTGAGGTGCTTCGTCTTGAAGACACCCGCCTTGCGCGGCGTGGAGATCGCGTCCCGCTGCCGCGCCCGGAGAAAGTCCATCGAGACCGACACATCGGCGTTCGGGTTGGCTTTCCGGAGCGCAACCTCCGACTTCCAGTCATCCTCCTTGTCGATCGTATATTCGACGAACAGGGTTTCATGATCGAGCGGCGGCCCGCCATTATGGCCGATCCCGGCGAGCTTCTTCCGCTCTTCCTGGATCAGCGCATAGCAGGGGCCTGCCAGATTATCGCCGGCAGTGGTGATCAGCAGCTGAAGCGGCTGATCGCGCGCACCCATGCCGGTGACCATCGTGTCGACCTGGCCGTCGTCGGGATGTTCGTGATATTCGTCGTGGATCGAGCAGCTGGGCGACTGCCCATCGCCCGGATCTCCGATGATCGTCTCGAACTTCGATCCATCTCCCGGTCGGGAAATGGTCTTGGCCAGCATCTCGATGCCGAACCTGCGCTTCAGCGCCGGCGTCCGGTCCGCCATCAGGCGGGCGGGCTTAAAGACCTCCCATGCCTGTTTCTCGTTGGTCGCGCCCGAGTAGACTTCGGCGCCGAACTCGCCGTCGGCGCATAGCATGTAGAGGCCGAGGCCCGCCGCGATCGCCGACTTGCCGTTCTTGCGCGGCACCACCAGGAACAGCCGCCGAAACCGGCGCAGCCCCTTTTGCGGTCCGGACCGGTGCAGCCACCCGAAGGTGACGCAGATGATCCAGACCTGCCAAGGCTGAAGGACCAGCCGCTCTTTCGAGCGCGCCCATTTACCCTTGCTATGCGGCAGCGTCTCAATGAACCGACAGGGTTTCCCGCCCCGCTCGGCATCGAACACGAAGGGGAACTTCGTACCTCGCGCCCGGCTGAGCTTCAGCTCATCCAGGAACCGCCGGCACTGCAACCGGATCTGCAACCCGGCCGGGATCTTACCCGAACAAACATCGGTCGCATATTTGCGGGCGATCCCCGCATAATCACGACCTTCCACACGCTAGAAAACGCAAAGCGAAAGGAAGGCATGGGCCTCGTGATGACGGCTTACCGCGTGGCGCCAAAAACTATGGTCTGCATCCAAGGCGGTGAAGCGTGCGCCTTCCAGCCGGTGATAATTCTGAAGGGTGGCGAACGTGATCGCTTTGGGATTTCGGCCCATGTGCTTCAGAAGATAGCGGCAGTATTCCGCCTCCTTCATTGTATGGACCAAGTAGACCGCACCATCCGGCAAATCGGCAAGCTGGCGGAAGGTCCTACCCGACCGGCGCCCGCCTTCAGAAACCTTCATAGGGATCTTCCTCAACCTGCTTGTGCCCGGTCGCCAGTTTCAGCGCGGCAGATGGATTGAGCATCATCTCGCCGAGTAGCGATTGCGCGTGGCGCATTGCTGCGTCGAGCATGGCGACGGCGGGGTGAGCGCGCTTCATGATCTTCAGCGCTGAGACGGACCCGTCCTTCGTCGTGATCACGCTTTGCGTCGTGAAGGTGCATCCCTCCATGTCGATCACGGCCTGATACATGGCGATTTGTTCCAGCCGCAGCGCCAGCAGGCCGACATGCTCCGCATAGTGCGGGCTCGATCGCTTCTGCTGTTCCAGGATGCCAGCGATCGTCGCGAAATGACCGCGCGCAATTTCCGACAAATGCAGCGGCGCCGTCATCGGCCCCAGCGGCACGTCTTCGTTGACCAGCGCATCGCGATCGGCGCGGTATGTTCCCTGCGCCTCCTTCAGCGCCGGGTCCTTCCGCTTCCGTCCAGCGCCGGATCGGGGGCCGCCTCTAGCCATTCAAGGCCCTCACTTTTTACCCTTTGAATTTGACCGCGTAAGAAAATGACCACAGGCGCGGTCCCAGGGGGTGCTGAAGGAAGGTTTTGACCCTCCCCCCGGGGGCAAAAGGCCCCGAAATCGGCTGGAATGCGTCCGATTTTGCTTGTTTTCGTTGCGATTTATGCCTCGCGAGGGGCGATTTTCATTCCGAATCACTTCGGTTGCGACGCCGCGCGCGCGCCGATTCGCGGGCGGTTTTCGCCTTGCTATGCGGATCGCAAAGCCCTTGATAATTCTCGCGAATATTGCCGCCGCCTTCCGCGCGGTTGTGGATATGATCCGCGACCGTCGTGCGACGCGGCGGCGCCACGCCAGTTCGCAGGCACTCACGGCACCATGGCTCCTCAATGAGAACGCGCTTGCGCATCTCATCATGGCCAGCGTCATAGCCGCGCTGTTGCCTGCTCTTTCCCTTCGACGTCGCCCAAGGCTCAGGCGGGCGCCAGCCTGGCGGCCGGAAGCGCGGCGCCTGCGTCGGCATCAGCGCCGACGATAGGAGCTGAAGGAGGAGCGCCTGTAGGACGGGCGGTAGCTGAAGCGCGTGTTGGACGTGGTGGTCTTGGTCCCACCGAACAGCGAACGCTTCGTCGTGGTGGTGGTCACCGTGCGGGATCGCACATAGTCACGACTGGCCTGATAGCTGGGGATGGGCCTGCGATACCCGCGATAGTGGGGATCCGGCACGATCACCGTCTGTCGCTGCCCGCCATTCATGGCGCTGGACAGCATATAGCCGGCCATCCCGTACAGCAGATAGTCATTCACATTGCCGCCGGCACTGGCAACCTTGGCGCATTCGGCCGGATTGGCCGCCTTGGCGCATTGGTCAGCCACGCTTTCGCAGGCAGCTAACGGAATGGCGAGCAAACAGGCCGCCAGCATCAACAGATATCGCAACATCTCAAGCCTCCTTGGCGGTCTGCGCCTCGATCTCGGCGAGCAGCTGCCCGTCCTTCTCCTCGATGGCGCCGATGGCCAGCTGCGCCAGCACATAGCCGGGCACGCACACCGAATGCTCGTCCAGCTGGTCAAGCCACCAGCGGGCATTGTCGCCACCAACTATCACGGTCAGCCAATGCTGGGCGCATGTGAAGATGCTGACCGACAGGTCGCGGCTGTCGCCGGTGACGACATCCAAGGTGCAGCCAGCAATCTCGGCCGACTGCTCCAGCTTCCGCCGCAACCGTTCGCCGGCGACGCTCGGATCGGTCACGGTTCGACGGCCCGGTCCTGTCCGACCCGCTCCAGGAAGAAGCTCTCGCCCTGCTTGATCGAGAAGCCGATATCATGGAGCGGCGAAAGCGAGGGTACTGGCTCAGCGGCGGCGGCGCCATCATCAATCGCCTCGCCGCCGTTGTGGCCGATCGGCGCGACCGACTCGGCATCCCGCAGCGCGATTGCGTCGCGCTCACCCTCCAGCGCCTTCATGATCGCCGGCTTGTCGGGCGAATGCTTGGTCCGCACATAGTCGGTCAGCTCGGCCGCGCGCAGCGTCACCGCCATGTCATCATCTTTGCCATGGGCAAAGGCGACGCTGGCCTTGTCCAGCCGATAGCCCAGATAGCAGCCGCCCAGCTCGATCGACTTGCGCTTGCCGCACGTCAACTCATCGAATTTCGCAGCGAAGAAGGGCTTCAGCTGCTTCTCGATATCTTTGAGCTCGGCGGTGATCGGGACCAGCTCGGTATCGGCCGTCTGATTGGCCTTGGCGATGGTCTCGTCCCGCGCCTGGATGATCAGCGCGGCGGCCGCGCTGCGCTCGGCAAAGCGGGCGCACAGCGCTGTCGCCGCTTCGATTGTTTGGGGCGCTCGCTGTGCAGCCGATCGAACCCGGCTCATCGCGCAATTCTCCGGCGGTTGCGATCGACCATGGCCTGCGTGCGGTGGATCGTGTCCGCTAGCGCCATCTGCGCCAGCAGCGCGCGTACCAGACGCTTGGAAAGGTGCATCTCGCCATCGCCTTGCGCCATCTGCGACAGGGCGGCGACGTCGACCGCATTCATGCCGGTCTGAATTGTCATGCGGAACTCCGGCTCAATAGAAGGCGCTGCACATGCCGCCCTGCTGCTCGATGTGCAGTGGCGGCGCGCTCGGCGCTCGGGCGCCCCGGAAGGGCTCGATCAGCGCGGCGACGATCAACTGCATCCGCTCTTCGAACCGGTCGAAGTCCGCCGCGCTGAAACGGGTAGCCAGCCGCAGGTCACCGATCAGGCGATCGAGGTCATCACGCGGATTCTCGATGGCGTCGGCAAGGCCGGCAGGCGTGGCGCGGCGAATGTCGCGGCGCGCAGGACCTGCGGCTGGCGTAGACTGGGGCATGTCAGGGCCTCCAGAAACAGGAAAACCCGCCATCCGGGGGAATGGCGGGCTGCGAAGGGCGCAATTGTGGCGGGGTCGATTTGGCATTTACGTGGCCATTTGGGGAGACACGCTTTTGTTCCGCTTTCCGTTTGACTGCGATCTATTTGGTGTTATGAATAGTGCGTGGCCACTGGCCCGCCGGCGAATCGCCGGACCCGCAAATGGAGAAACGACATGTCTGTCCCTTACCAGATCGCGAACATCGACCTGAACGACCAGGTGGAATGCGTCTATCGCGAAGGCGCTTATGAAAAGCGCTGGATGGCGCCGCGCTACGGGATCTCGGTGGTCGGGTATGCCAATAGCTGCCGCAATGAATGGATCGTCCCTGTGGAGAGCGTTCACGATCTCACGCATCCCTATGCCGCCGCCGTCCGCGTCATCAAGCGTGATGCCCCGCATCGCACCGTCATCGGTGCGCGGCTCTGGGATGCGAAGGCGCGCGTCCACTTCACGATCGCCGCGTGAGGCGGGCCGCATTCCTGCGGCAACTCGAAATGCAATCGGGCCGTTGTGCTTATTGCCAGCGGCCGATCATGCTCGATTCCGCCGATCCGTCCAATCTTGCGACCCAGGATCATTTCTTTCCCCGCGGGCTGGGCGGCCCCAATAGCGCCGGCAACATCGTCGCCGCCTGCCAGCCCTGCAATCATCGTAAGGGGATGATGCCCGGTCCCGAATTTATGAGGCTATTTCATGAAAGCTGTTGATCGCATCTGGTCGGCACTGGCGGCGCCCGATGGCGTGACCAGCATCGATGTGGCGCAGGCTGGCCTGGCGAGCGAAAGCCACGCCCGCCGCCTGCTGCACCGCTGGGCTGAAGCTGGCCTGATCGAGCGGACGGACAAAAGCGTTGGCCGTAGTGACGCCCATCTCTACCGCCGCACGGCATCGTCACCACAGCATAGCCCCGGTCTGACAGCCGAAGGCGAAGTGTTTTTGCGCGACCCTGCGATGACGGCAGCCGAATTCGCGATCATCCGCCGTCGCACCGGTCATTCCCTGGCCTCGCTGGGCCGGGCGCTGGGCTGGACAGGCAAGCAGCCCAGCATCAGCCGCGCGATGCGGCGCTTCGAGGATGGCGACCGCATGATCGACGCCGATCTCGCCGCGCGCATCCGGGCCGTCGCTCCAGCCTAGTCCAGCCGGTCCGCCGTCAGCGCCATCAGGTGAAACAGCCCCGGCCAATACGGCCGAAACCGCAAGTTGATACGAATTTCCTTGCCGCGCGGTACCGTGATCGCCTCGGTCGTGCCGACGCGGATCCCGTCGACCATCACCACGCGATCGCCGACCTTCATTGCAGCCCTCATGACAGGCCGGCCTGCGCCGCTGCCAGATCGGCCGCGCTCACCTCGCGCCGCACGCCCGCATGGATCCGCATCCACAGATGCAGCGCATCGACCAGCATCTTGCGCGCCCGCCGAACAGGCATGCCGCGCTGTCCTGCCGCGCGGACCAGCCCGACATCATGCACGACGATGTCGAGCACCATTGCCGCATCAGGCCCCATCGCCGCGCGCCAGCGCGAATAGGCCATCTCGTTCCACACCGCGCCCAGCGCCTCGAAAAAGGCATCGCCATGGCGGCTGACATCGATCCGCGTTTCCAGGCTGCATGTCCGCACCGTAGCGTCGGCCATCACCAACGCGGCCGCCGCCGCTATCTCCTGCGACCAGGCCAGTTCGTCATCTGTCAGATAGCCGGACGCATGCAGCCGCGCGATCGCGCCGGCGCGGCGCCGACGATGCGCCTCATGCGTTTCCGGCGTACCTTCATTTTTGTGATGCCAGCGATCCAGCAGCTCGGCCCGCGCTTTGCGGAAACCGCGCTCTTCTTTCGCCCGTGCGGGGTGCCGCTGCGCCCATTCCAGCCGCCCCAATTCAGCGGCGCTAGGCCCGCCTGTCTTCCCCGTCACCTGCATTCCGCTCGCCTCCAGCCTGGCCAGCACCATGCGCGCGCGCGCGATCGGGCGGGAGGCTCGCATTTGTTCCGCCCAGCAGGACGAGGCGGCCGCGATCGTCCAGGTCGAGGAGGGGAGGGAGCGGGTGGATCAACTCCAGCCGCGCCGGATTGACGATCCAGCCTTCGGACTGCAGCAGCTGTAACGCCAGTTCATGCGTCTCGGCCGGCCGGATGCCGCGCGCCTTGCCCGGCACGCGATGGATGCGGCCCTCGCGCGCCAGCTTGCGCACCGCCGCCTGCGCGCGCGACCGCACGCAACCGACCGCAGCACAGATCTCGCTGATCGAAGGACCGATGCCATGGTCGCACCAGTAGAGCTGGATGAAGCGCAGCACCTGGTTCTTCCTGCTCACCATTTCCGGTGTCAGGCGGGGTATGTCGTCCATGATGCCCACAGGGCTGCCTCCCGGTCGGGGAGAACATAGGGGGAAAGTCGCAATTTATCCAGCTATTGCCCGGATCATCCCCGCATCCGCGCGATCGCGCGCTTCCATTCCCGTTCTCCCGGCACAGGCAGGGTCACGATCGGCCAGTGAATGCACGGCTCTATCGATACAGGCCGCACCAGCACGCCGCCGGCGATGCGGCAAGGCCGGCAATAGAAATGCTCGCGCGCGTCGCGAAACTCGTCGCTCCACCCTTTCCGGTGGAAATGCCACCACAGCCCTGCCGGATCGAAATGATTGAAATGGCCGCACTGGCACGCGACCCGCACCGCCTGCTTCCACGTCAGGCATTCGAACAGGCTGGTCGGAACGATCCGATTGCCCTCATTCCGCGCCATGATCCATGCCCTTCATATGGAACATATGAAGAACAAGTCCGGAGTCGGTCAACGCTGTGTCGCCGGGAAAAAGTTCATGCTAAGCCAGCGGCTATGACTGGCGAGAAAATCCATATCTCCAGCGGCGCGTCAGGCGTTGCCATCGCTTCCGAAAGCGCCGGGATCTGGCTTGGCTTGGACACGGAAGATGAACTGCTCGACCTGATCGGTCGACTGGCGGACGCGGGTCAGCAACGGCTTCACTCGAAAAGGCTGGCGCAGATCGCGATGCTCGCCCGGGCCGTCAATTGGCCCACGGCCGAAATGGAGACCGCCGGCCAAGCATTCCTGGACATGCGGGCCGACATCATGGATCCGGCATATCCACCACTGGCAGATCTCTTCCAAGCGATGATGTCAGCGGCCCCCACGCGCCCGACTCCGCCGTAAGCTTCTCCCAATCCTCGGGCTTCGCCTGATGTATCCCCAGATGCATGATGATGGCTTCCGCCACCTTGCCCAACTCGTAAATCTGGTCACAGCTATAATAGAGCGTTTCCGACTTTCCTTTGGACACCAGCTCGTTCGTCAACACCGTCCGGCCTTCGAACTCGAACCAGGCCCGATGCACGATGGCATTCCGATGGACATTCAGTTCGCGGATCGCACTGATCAGCATCGACAGATGGGCTGACTGCTTTTCCGGTATCCCGCCCGCGACGATGATCTGGCTCAATGTCGCCAGCAGATCGACCACTCTCGCCTGCCCCACGAAGATCCTGGCCACCTTTTCGTCGCAGCCGATATATTTGGTGATCACCCGCTTCAGAAACCATTCGATCCGGCCAAAATTGACCGTGAACTGACCGACCACTTTCAGATAGTCCGGGTGGAGCAGCCAGGTCGGATTTTGAACCGTCAGCAAATTCGTCATTCTTCCTCCCGTCGACATTCCAGGGAACCAACCCGGCGGCCAGCTTCGGCCACCCTGTCCCCAGCTATGAACCGCTCAAGTCATGCGCACGCCGGGGCAAACGGCAAATCCTACGACGCCTTTGTGGTCATTGACGTACCGATCATATGTTCCTTCAACGACCAGTTCCTCGACAGTAATCGTCTGGCAGGTCCGACCGGATAAGGGATCGGTATATTGCACGGCGGCGCGATATATTATCCTCGCCTTGCCCTGCCCGACGGCATCATATTCTTGCTCAAGAATTTGAATTGCCTCCAACCGGCAATCGTCTCCCGGCGCCAGGGGGATAACATTCTTGTCGATGAAGCTATCGTCCCACTCAGCTATGTCGGTGCCATCGACGAGGATATACATCTGCATGATATGCTTGATGTCGGTGGCAGGAACCTTGCCGAGATTCTTCAACTCGGCTTCGGCCAGGAAGACGTGCCCATAAACCCACTTCCCGTGTCGCTCGACCCTGCCATTTTTTACGAACCGGGGAGACATGCGCAAAGAAAGATAGGGCCTGTGCGAATTCACATATTGCTCATGCGACTGGACGATCGCCTTTTCGGCTGCCTGGGCACTGCGCGTGGAAGCATCGACCGCAGACCTGCTCTGGCTCAGCGCAGCCTGCGCAATTTCGGCGGATTTGACCGCGGCCTCGGTGCTTTGTCGTGCCAGATCGCGCGCCTGATCCGCATCGGCCATGCTCTCTTCGGCAATCTTCGCTGCCTTGGAAGCAGCCAACGCCGCCCAACCGGTGAAGAACAGGCTCAGCGTCAGGCCGATCGCCTCGCCCAGACTGACCCACAATGATATACGGGTGAGGCGATTTCCCTCCTCCACGCTTTGAACGGCAGCCCATTGAGCACAGAGATCAGCGTCGCCTTCATTGCCTGGTGCATTGCAATAGGGCTCATGGGCCTCGGCAGCCATTTTGCCATCTTTGCCCGGCGCAGCTACGATCGCGTCACGGGCTGGATTATATGCGCGGACGGGATATTCTTGGCGATTTGCGCTTTTGAATATGTCTATACCCACATGCGCTAAAGCCAGCAGCGCGAGGATCACGACGAGACTTCCGCCCCATCGCGCTAGCTTCGACCATGTCCCTTTACGATCTTGCTCTTGATCGCCGGCATCCACGCTCATTTGCCCTCACCGCGAAAATCATTCGCGCGGTCATGCAGGGTTGCGGCTTGGGTCGTGCCGCCCGCGTGAACCGTGTCGGACGGCTGAGCACCTCCCGCCATCGAACGGGCAATCTGAAGCAGCGCCTTGCGGTCGGCCGGCGCGAGGTGAGAAAAATGGTCGACCAGCTCCAGCTCTTCCGAATCGAGATTCGCCGACGGTTCTGCGTCGATATTCGGATCGTCGCTTTCACCGGTCAGATAGGCTGGTGTCGTGCGCAGTTCGCGTGCGATCTTCAAGATGCTCCGCGAAGTACGGTTATCACCCCGGATCAATGAGTTCATCGTGCTTTGGCGGACACCGACACGGCGTGCGAGCTCGGATTGGGAAATCCCAACCTTGCCCAGCCGTTCCTCGATACGCGCGCCAATACTCATGCAACCATTATCTAACGAAATTGCGTTAGGGTCATTTCCGTTTTCGCTGTTGACACATAACGTAATCACGTTAGTTAAACGTCATGGCGTTAGAACATGACTCAGATTCGGCTCTTGCCTTGGCAGTCCGCGCAGCGGGTTCCCAATCTGCGTTCGGCCGCCTGCTCGGCAAGCGACAGTCAGTCATCTTCGGTTGGCTCCGTGATGATCGTCCGCTGCCGGCCGAGTATGTTTTCACCGTGGAGGAAGCCACCGGCATCTCCCGCCACGATCTGCGCCCCGACATCTATCCGCGCGAGGAAGCATCTCGCGATATTGGAATGGAAGGGGTGCGGCCATGATCGCGTCACCGCTCCGGGCTATCCGCCTCGCTTTGCCCCGTCTCTCCCAATCGCCGCGTCCTTTTGGGTCGCGCGCCTGCCTTCCCATGGCCCCCGGCTTTTCATGCAGACCCTTTGCCGGGGACTATCCTGCCGTCGCCGGAACCGTCCTGAATAACCGTCCGGCGGCGGCCCTTTTATTCCCATCCGGGCGCGCCGGCCGCCCCGGTCCCATCGCCGCCTGCCCCGCCTCTCCGGGCGCTGGCGCGAGGTCAAAGCTCCGCATCATTCGGGTCGCACCGTTGCGGAGTGCCGGACAATTTGGAGGGCGCCCATGACCAAGCTACGCGCCCCCCTATCGATCGACGCCGCCCTCGCGCGCATCGCTGGGCAGGATGGCGTCGGCGGCTGGGCCGGCATGGCCCAGGCGACGGGCTATCATGAACGCACCGTCCGCGGCTGGGGCGATCCCGATCGCGACGAACAGCCGCCGCTCACCGCCTGCGTGACGCTCGGCATCCTCTACCGCCAGTCCGGTGGCGTGGGCGATCCGCTGTTGCAGGCTCATGCCGACATGGTCGGCGGCTCCGATGCCGCCGCCTTCGCCGACAAGCATGAGCTGCGCCGGGAATCGATCAGCTTCATCCGGGAAACCGGCGACGCCAGCCTCGCTTTGCTGGAGGCGGCCGAACCCGACGCCGGCGAGGCCGAGAACGCCCGCGCCAGCAAGGAAGTGCTCGACGTCCGCAACTGGGCGGACCGTATCCTCGCCCGCCTCGGCCGTAAGCCCCCCTAAGTCCAGGCTAAGGGACCCCCGTCCCGATCAAAACCCGATCAAAACTTTGGTCTTCTGATCGCGCCAGCGGCGCTTTCGGAGTGGCTTTTCTGCATCCTGAAAGGACGCAGTCAATGATGTCGCCCGGCACCTATCTGAACAAGCGCCGCGTCGCCGCCGGCCTCTCGATTATTGACGTCGCCGCGCTGGTCAACACCAGCCCGCGGCTGGGCGGTATCGACAAGGTCGCCTGGATAGACCGGATCGAAAAGGACATCGCCGCCCTCAGCCCCGATGTCGTCGCCGCTCTGTCGGATGTCTTCCGCTTCTCGCGCCGCGTGCTCGAACAGCTCATCACGATCCGCAGCTACGGCCCTTCGGCCGTCCAGCACGCGCCGCAACTCTGCCTCATCTGCGGCTGCTCGCAGAACGATGCCTGCTTCACCGGCGAAGCCACCTGCGGCTGGGCCAGCGACGATGTCTGCACCGCCTGCGCCCCGAAATCCCTCTCGATCAAGGAGTCCTGATCCATGAACGCGCCCTTCCGCCCGCGCGACTATGCGCCCGCCGACCCGCAGGTCGATTTCTGGGATGACGCCCGGCCGCGCGCCGATTTCGTCCGCGACATCGACGCGGACCTGCGCGAGTTCAACATCATCTGGGGCGCCGGCATTGCCTGCGGCCTGATCGCCGTGGCCCTCATCTGGTGGCTCCAGTCATGAGCGAGGGCGACATCGCGGCGGACCAGCTCCGCCTCATGATCGAGCGTATCGAACGCCTGGAAGAAGAAAAGAAGGGCATCGGCGACGATATCAAGGACGTCTATCTGGAGGGCAAGGCCACCGGTTACGACACCAAGATCATGCGCGAGATCATCCGCTTGCGGAAGATGCAGCCGCACGACCGCCAGGAACGCGACGCTATCCTGCAGACCTATCTCGCTGCGCTGGGGATGGCCTGATGGGCGCGATCACCCTCTCCGGCCTGGAGGCGCTGCTTGGCCCGCTGGTCAACATTGGGGAGGGTGACTTCCCCCCGATCGCGACGCCCATCCTCCACACCGATCGCGGCACCGTCTTCGTCCCGCATGGACACTATGTCGGCAGGTCGGCCGAACTCCGCTTGTTGCGTGGCGTTGGCCTGGCCTGGGCACCTTGCCCCGAAGCCGACGGCGCCTTGCTGGTATTCTCGGGCGGCAACCCGGCCGAGCCGACGGATGAAGCCATCGCGGTGACCCTTAGCCGCGCGGGCATCCGTGCCCTGATCGCCAGCTTTGACGCTATCGATCGCCAGCTCGGAGAGCAGGACTGATGCCGCGCTGGGCCACCACCAGCGCGCGCCGCACCGCGCCCTTCAGCCCGGCCGAACTGCGGGCGATGTTCGCGCAGGGCGACAGCGTAGCGCAGGTCCATGCCCGCGCCTACCGCATCGACCGCGCCATGACCAAGGATCGGGTCCGCGCCATCCTGTTCGATCAGGCGCCGGCATGATGTGCCAGGGCCTGCACGATCGCCTTGCCGCCAGCCACGCCAAGCTGATGCGCGGTCTGGTGTGGTGCCGGTCCTGTGGCCGCTCGACCCGCGTCGATCCGGCCGGCGCGCTGCGCCATGGCTGGCCGCGCTGCTGCGACGCCACCATGACGATCGACGCGCCCGACGAGCGGGGTACGCCGTCATGAGCACCGATCGCCTTATGCGTGAGATCACCCGGTCGCGCGCCGATCGCGTCCGTCGATCCAAACGGCTCCATCTGGACATCGCGCGCAGCGATTGCGGATGGAACATCCTGCTTGAAGTGGCCTATGCAGATCTGTCCGGTCGGCCGATCAGCATAACGGGCGCCTGCGTCATGTCCGGTCATCCTGCCACGACAGCGCTGCGCTGGGTCCGCCGACTCCTGAAGGACGGCTATTTTCATCGCTACGCTTGTTCGCATGACGCGCGCCGCGTCTGGCTGCGCATAACGCCCGCCGGGATGGAGGCTGTCAGCGCCTGCTTCGCCGGCCAGACACCTAAAGTCCCAGAGCCCGAAGCGCCGTCCTCCCCTATCGACGCCGCGCCGATCGGCATCACCCTGCAACAGGCGATAGAGGTATTCATCAGCAGCGGCCTGCTCGGCCCCCGCCTGGGTGCGATGTTGCAGGGCAGCTTTGGCCAGGGGGAGGCAGTCCATGGCTGACACCCGCTTCGTCACCCGAATGTCGGACGAGGATATCGCCTCGATCATATTGTCGACGGCCGACGCCGCCGGTCATGGGCGCGCCTGGGGCCTCGTGCGGGTTCAGGTCGTCGCCAACGCGGTGCGCATGGGGCGCATGATCGGCGAACGCGCGGCGCTGGAACCGCTGGACGACGCGATGCGCACCTGCGTCGATGACGAACTGATCGAACTGGTGAGAGTCAACGCGGCCGGCCGCTTTGGCTGGCTGGACGCGCTCCGGCGTCTGCGCGGCTTCCTTGACCGCTACCCATCGCGCGGCCGACCGGACGATGGCGGCCCCGGTACGGAGCAGGCCGCATGACCGCGTCGCCCGCCCTCTGCACCTGCACCGAATGTCGCGCTCTCGACGCGCGCTATCCGAATGACGGCGTCCAGCTGCTGCTGGTCGCCCACCCGAACGCTGCCCCTGCCAACGTCCCAATGCTCACCCCGGCAGGGGTCGCGGGCCCGGACCGATCCTTGCCCTGTATCGGTCCGGGCCAATCTCCCCCTGAAAACCCCCGCACAAAGAGGTGCTTATCCAGGAGAAGTCCGATGTCCGTTACCACGATGACGATCGAGGCGCTATGCGTCTCGCCCTACAACGCCCGCATCAATCAGGAAGACGCCAACGCCATCGACGCGCTGGAAAATTCGCTCGTCGCCCGCGGCCAGCTCTACCCCCTGATCGTCCACCCCTTGAAGGCAAAGGGCCGCGCGAAGAAGCGCTTCGGCGTGCTCGATGGCGGCCGCCGCTATCGCGCCTTCGCCCGTGCCATCGAAACCGGCCGCCTGCCCGCCGACCATCCGATCGAGGTCGCCGTCCGCGAATGCACGGACGAGGGCGAGCTGCATGATCTGGCGCTCGCCGCCACCTTCATCCGCCGCGATCTGCGCGATTATGAAATCTATGCGGCTGTCGCCCGCGCGCTCGATCGCGGCCGCAGCCTGTCCGACATCGCCGACACCAACGGCCAGACGATCCAGACTGTCCGCCAATGGGCGCGCCTGGGCCAGCTCCACCCCACCGTCTTCGCCGCGCTGGAGGCGGACGAGATTGGCCGGTCCGTCGCCATGGCGATCGGCGCGACCGAAGATGTCGCGCTTCAGCTTCATGTCTTCGAACAGTTCATGGCGCACCCGCATCGCGACTGGGGCAAGCCAGCCAGCCTCGTCCGCAAGCTGCTGAAATTCGGCGACGCGGATCTCGAACGCGCCCTGCGTTTCGTGGGGGAGGAAGCCTATGCCAAAGCAGGCGGCCGCTACGAACTGGATTTGTTCGCTGGCGAAGCGGACCAGCGCGGCCGCGTGGCGGACGAAGGGCTGCTGATGCAGCTGCACGACGCGAAGCTGGAGACGATCCGCGCGCGCGTGCGCCGCCAGGCCGGTTCCGACCTGCGCTTCGAAACCGCGCCGCCGCGTCTGATGCTCGCCAATTATGACCAGGGCGTCGACACCGGGCTGGAAATCACCGCCCACCCCGAACCGGTCGATGCGGCCGACGCCCAGTGGCTCGCCGAACTGCGCTACGAAATGTCCTATTGGGAAGGCTGGGCCCGCTTCCATCTCGACGACGCCGAACTGGACGAGGATCTGCGCGCCCACTGCATCGCCGCGATCGACGAAGTCTTCGAGCCGCTGGAGGATGAACTGGCGTTCCTGGAATCCCGGATGCAGATTCCGCTCCCATCCAGCCAGGTCTTCGCCACGCTTATCGTTCAGGAAGAAGGCGAGCCGGAGCTGCGCTTCTGGTGGGCCAGCCGCAAGGACAAGCAGAAGGCGGAAGCCGCTGCCCGAAAATTGCCCGACGCCCCGGCACCGCGCCCCGTCTCGGCCGGGCCGATCGGCGCGGCGACCCCGGTCACGGAAGCCCGCCCCATCGTCAAGCCGGGCGCCGCGATCGATCGCGACTATGGCATGGGTGACCGGCAGAAGGCTGACACGCTGGTCCGCGACGAACATGGGCTGACGGCCGATGGCATCCAGATCATGCGCTCGCTGCGGCAAACGGCGCTGCGCGCCACGCTGGTCCTGGACAATCAGGAGCTGGGCGATCTGGCGCTCGACTATCTGCTCTGGTCGCTGGCGCGGGATCGATTGACGCCCCCGTCCGGGGAGGCGCCGGGCGGCCGCGCGATCGAGCGCGGCCTCGCTGGCCTGTCCGTGCGGCAGGAATTGCAGCCGCAACAGACATTCGACCATGTCGGTCGCACCTTCGCGCATGGCGTCTGGAAGAGCGCCGTGGCTCAGCTGAAGGCGCACCCGTCCATGACCGATGCGGATCTCGTCATGGCGTTCGACTCCTTTCGCGCCGATGCGGCGCAGCTGCGCGGCCTCGCCGCCGCGATCGTCGCGGGGCTGGCGCTGGAGCGCTCGGCCAACGCCACGGGCTATGAGGTGGAACTGCACGATCATGTCGCCGCGCTGGCCGGCCAGTCCAGCGACGAACAGGTCCGCTCCCTAATCGAGCCGACCGAAGAACTGATCGCCCTCCTGCCCAAGGCCCGCCAGCTGGAGCTGGTCCACCCCCATGTCAGCCACGCCGAATATCTCGGCCTCGAAAAGCTGAAGGCGGACGCGCTGCCGGCACCGGTCACCCGCACCCTGTCGCGCCTGAAAGACTGGGTCCACCCCATGCTCCGCTTCCGCCCGCGCCTCAGCGCAATCGCGCGGGCCGAACAGCAGATGGAGAAGGCAGCATGAACGCGAAATTCCTGAAGCATCGCGACGCCATCCTCGTTGCTGCGGAAGATGTGGGCGAACGCCTCGCTGCCATCGTCCATGAAGTGGAGCAGCTCAGCAATGATGAGCCTTCGGCAGACGAACTTGAAGAGTTTCTGAAGGCGGTCCTCGCAGGCGATCGGTGGCTGGCGCTGAATTTGGCGCCTCGTCTCTTCAGTGGCGCGTGGTTGGCGGCGGCGGAATCGGCGCTGTCATTTCAGTTTCGGAGGGCAGCATGACCCGGAAACCCGCTTTCACGCCGGCCAAGGGCAGCCTGCCGGTGCTGCAATATCTCTCGCCCTCCCAGTTGAAGGTCGATGCCAGCTACCAGCGGTCGATCGAGAACAGCCAGAGCCGCAACCTGATCGCGAAGATCGCGAGGGAATGGAACTGGGATCTCTGTCAGGTCCTCGTCGTCTCGCGCCGCGGTGATCAGGGGCTGTTCGTCGTCGACGGCCAGCACCGGCTGCAGGCAGCCAAGCAGCGGCCCGATATCGGCCAGCTTCCCTGCGTCGTTGCGACCTATGCGTCCGCACAGGAAGAGGCGGCGATCTTCGCCAAGCTCAATCGCCAGCGGACACCGCTCAAGGCAATCGACATCTTCAAGGCGGCGGTTGCCGGGAAGGATCCGGACGCTTGCCGGACCATGAGCCTGCTGCATCAGGCCGGCATCACGCTCGCCACCAGCACCAACAACGTCGATCAGGCACCCGGCGCTGTGTCCAATATCGGCGGCATCAAGGAAGCGCAGCGCCTGCATGGCGACAAGGCGACCGTCCGGTCGCTGCGGATCCTGCGCCAGGCGTTCGATGGCCAGGTGCTGCGCTATGCCGGCACGATCTTCGGCGGCATCGCCGGCACCGTGGGCGATGCGATGAAGACAGGCGGCGGCATCAGCGATGCGCTGCTGATCGCGGTCCTGGGCGGCGCCGAGCAGGCCGAATGGTATCGGGAGATCATGGCGCACAAGGGCAAGTTCCCCGAAATGCGCGTGCCGACATGCGCCACGCATATCATTTCCACCGCCTATGAGGAGGCCGCGGCGGAAAGCACGGAGATGGCGGCGTGAGCAGCGAGGGCTGGAGCGTCGGCGATCTCGCTGTCTGCATCGACGACAAATGGACGTGCTGCGGCCGGGCGGATTGTCAGATCAAGGATCGGGCCCCACGCAAGGAAGAACTGCTGCGTGTCAGGGCGGTCGATCAGACCCGGGGGCATCTGTTCCTTGGCTTTGAAGGCAAGGACGCACGACTGTTCTTCCACGCGCTGCAGTTTCGCAAGGTTCGGCCGGACACGGAGCCGGCCGAGGACGCAGAATGGGTGGAGCAGCTGCAGCACCTGCGCCGCAAGCAGCCGGCATGAGGCGCAGCCATGCCCTGCCAGCATGTCCGCCTGCCGACCGGGGGAACAGCGATCGTCTGTTCCTCCGGCCGTCGCCCGCAATGCGCCTGTGGCCAGCCGGCGCCGCTGCTCTGCGACTGGAAGGTTCCGGCCCGGCGCAGCGGCACCTGCGACGCGCCGATCTGCCGCGCGTGCGCCATCTCGCCAGCCCCGGACAAGGATCTGTGCCCGGCCCACGCGCAGGATTTCGAAACATGGAAGGCTGCCCGCGCGGCCAGAAAGGTCGCATCATGATTGCGCCCGCCGACCTCACCACCGGCGCCGACGTCATCGCCGCCGTTACAGCCGCCGCCGCGCGCCAGAACATCCCCCTGATGCGCTTCATCGCGCCGCTCTCTGCCTCCCCATCACGCTGGATCAGGGACGTGAGCAATGCCCATCATCCGCGCGAGGTGACACTCGCCCGGGTGCGCGCCCTGCTGGAGGGCCGCGCCATCCCCGGCCGCCAGAAATATCAGCCGTCTGGCCAATATGTCGGCCGCCGGATCAATCCTGACTATGCGCGGCCCGGCACACCAAAGGTCGCCTTCTCCCCGGTCGACCGCGACCCCTGCTTCAAATGCGGCGTTCGCGGCGACATCGGCTGCAGCCACCGGTCGCCGCGCTGAAATGATCGCCGACCTCACAGACTTTGCCCGCCGCCTTCATATCGGAGCCACCATCATGTCCTGGGAAAAATTCGGATCGCCCTACGACCCCAACCATATCGGCAAGATGAAGAAGCCGCTTGCAAAAGAGGATCAGGCCGCGGCTGAAACACGCTGGGAGACAGTTAAGATCGAACCCCGGCTGGAGTTTCGTGGAGGCCCTGCCTCTTTCGATAATTTTTCGAGGCTGTTTGGTGACTCGATGTTCGAGGCGATCATGGAACAGTCTGGCGCCGCAAAATCTGGCCCGCCTGCCAGCTACACTTCCGCCCGCAAAGCTGTCGAGAAATGGCTGATCAAGGCGCCGCACCAGGCCTTCGACGATATCGCAGGCAATGATGCGGCGCTGGAGCAGCTGCGCGACGCAATCCAGGCACCAGTCCTGCACAAGGCCGTTTATGCCGCCTATGGAATGAAAATGCCCAAAGGTGCCTTGCTGTCCGGCCCGCCGGGCTGCGGCAAGACGATGTTCGCCCGCGCCGCCGCCTCGGAAATGCGGCGCCTCTATGGCGACAAGGTCGAGTTCATCTCGATCTCCGGCTCCGAACTCCAGTCGCCCTATGTTGGCATGACGGAAGGCCACATCAAAGCCATCTTCACCTTCGCCCGTGAGTATCAAAGCCTCCACGGCCATCCGCTTCTCGTCTTCATGGACGAGGCGGAAGTGCTTCTCCCCGATCGCACCGGCCGCGTCCGGCGCGTGATGCATTGGGAGGAAAGCCAGGTCGCAACATTCCTCGCCGAAATGGACGGCATCCGGGAAAGTGGCGCCTTCATACTGCTGGCGACCAACCGCCCGGAGGTGATCGACCAGGCCGTGCTGCGCGATGGCCGCTGCGACATCAAGGTTGTCGTCCAGCGGCCGACAGCCGCAGCGATCGAGACGATCCTGCGCAAGAACTTCGCGGGCACATTGCTTGGCGACGCCGGCATCGAGGACCTCGTCTTCGCCGCGGTCGAGGGCCTGCTCGATCCGAACAAGATCCTGATGGAAGGCCACGCCATCAAGATCGACCTGACCGACCAGAAAACGACGGACCTGCTACGCAAGCATTTCCTGCTGGAACATATCGTCTCGGGCGCAATGGCCGCATCGATACCGGCCAGAGCCACCCGCCACGCCTTCGCCCGGGACAAGCTGAGCGGCGAGGCGAAGGGCGTGACGGTTGCCGACGTCCTGCAGGCCGTCAACGATCTGTTCGAGGAGAATAAGGGCCTCGAACACAGCTTCGCAATGAACGAATTCAAGGCCGAGCTGATCCGTGACGCACAAGCGGCGGCGAGCGCATAGTGGCTTGCGAGTTTGTCCAGTTGCCGAACGGCGGGCGCGCGATTGTCTGCTCGTCAGTGCGTCGTCCGCGCTGCGAATGCGGCCAGCCGGCGCCGCTGGCCTGCGACTGGAAGGTGGCGGACCGGCGCAGCGGTACCTGCGACGCGCCGATCTGCCGCGAGTGCGCTGCCTCACCGGCACCGGAAAAAGACCTTTGCCCCGAACATGCCGCCGAGTTCCGGCTTTGGAAGGCGCGGCGCCAGACGCGGGCTGAACGCAACACAGGAGAGAACGCATGAACGCGCCGCCGGTCCAGCCGGCCGACATATCGTCGGCCGATCGCTTCCTCACGCTCCCCCAGGTCAAGGAGCGCGTGCCGAAGGGGACGACCACCATCTACCGCTGGATTCGTGAGGGACGATTCCCCCGTCCGCACGCGATCGGACCAGGCTCCGTGGCCTGGCTGGAGCGCGAGATCGACGCGTGGATGGCCGGTCACCTGCAGAATGCCGCCACGCCTAACCACTGAGATGCGGGGGTATCTCAGGGGGTATTAAATCAGCTTGCTAAGGGGGAAACCCATGTTTAACGCCGATCACACAGCAAAAATCGAATCCAGCCCTGTCCACCACGCTCCCCCGCACGGGGAGCGGCAGCGCCCAAGGGGCGATCGGGCTAGTTATGCACAGCCCCGCAAATTTATTTTTCGCCCATATCCGCTACGGAAACCGCGAAATATCCGATCATTTCATTCTGTTAATGAAACCATCTGTTGGCCGACCCGTTGCCTTACCAAGGTCAACTGAGAAAAGGGCTTGGTCGATGATCACAGCGACGGTTTCGCCGCCTTCGGCATTGGGTGCCAGGGGCTTCATGCCGCTCTATCATGTGGGCGGGCAGAATCATTGTCCCGGTTGCGGCGGTCAGCAGTGGATCGTGGGCCGGATGATGGCCGAATGCGGTTATTGCGGCTCCGCCATCCCGATGGAGAGCTTCAGCACCTATAGCGCCGCCCCCCGGATCGCGCGCCGCAACCATATGCCTGAAGAACAGGCACCGGAATTGCGGCCGGTAGAGTAA